GATCGTCGAGGTACGGCCGGGGACCTCTCGCCGCTCGTGGCCGCGTCTCACGCGCTCTACGCGCTCCGTCGACCCGCGGCCGTCCCCTACCTCGCGTAACGGAGAGTGACCGGTGACCCGTTGCCGGCGACTACGGAGAGTAACGCTCGAGGGTGCCGCGTATGACGTTAGGCCGGATCCCTTGCGCCTCGACCTCGAGGTCGACACTCTCTCCGTCGTGCCCCTGTTCAGACGCTCGACTCCGACCGAGTCGACACCTCCGCGGCGTGAGGCGCTCCCGTTCATCCCTCCGCGTGAGGGGTCCTCGAGGACCGAGGGACTCCCGACGGTCTACGCGTGTGTCCGGACGATCGCTCATACCGCGACTCAGGCTCGACTGACGGTCGAGCGATCCGGGGAACCCGTCGAGGTCCCGCTCTGGCTCTACCGGCCGGACCGTCTCAACGGAGGGACCCGCGCTCGCACGATGATCGAGCGGGTCACGGTCGACCTAGCGACTCGAGGCGTCGGAGGGTGGATCGCTACTCCGCTCGCGTCGTCCTCGTGGTCCCTCGTACCGGTCCCCGGCGATCGCATCGGCGCGACGTTCGACAGTAATCGGGAGCGGGTCTACACACTCGACGGTGTCCCGGCCGTGCTCGCGGACGGAGACGCTCGACGCGCGGGTCTGCTCGTGGTCCCGTTCCTCACGTTCCCCGACATCGCGGCACCTCTCGGACCATTACAGGCCGCTCGTGCCCTGCTCTCCGGGTTCATCGACGTCGAGTCGTACGCGTCGAACCTGTTCCGCTCCGGTGCCGGGACCGGTCCTCGACTCGAGGCCGACACCGACCTCCCCGAGACCACGGCCGCACGGTGGCGCGACTATTGGATCGAGCAACACTCCGACCCGAACGATCCCCGCATCCCCGTCCTCGGTGCCGGACTCCGGCTCGCTACGGACCTCATCGACCCGAGTACCGCGGCGTGGATCGAGGCTCGCCGGTACAACTCGACCGAGGTCGCTCGACTGTTCGGAGTTCCCGGTCGTCGAGTCGGTCTCCCGTCCGGCGATTCGATGACCTACGCGACCGCTCGAGACGACGACGCGGCGTTCATGCGGTACACCGTCTCCGCGTACACCGACCCCGTCGCGGACGCTCTCACCTCGCTGCTCCCGTCCGGTCGTAACGCGACCGAGGACACGCGCGTCGTGTTCGATTGGAGTGCTCTGCTCAACCCGACTCCGGCCGATCAGGTGGCCTACCTCGCTGCTGCTACTCAGGCCGGGATTATGACGATCGCAGAGGCCCGGTCCGCTCTCGGTCTCCCGGCCGAGACGCTCCCCACCGACCTACCGACGGAGGTCCCGGCATGAGTCGACGACGTCGTAACGCTCGACCGCTCCCTCCGGCGCACACGCGCTCCGTCACGGTGTCGGTCCCCGACGAGGTCCGCACGACCTCGACGACGGACGCTCTCCGCGTCGACGTCGTCGCGGTCCCCTGGGATTCGACCTCGAGGATGACGACGTCGGGTTACCGGGAGCGATTCACTCGAGGCGCTATCGACCCGACGTCGATGGTCGGTCTCCCCGTCATCGACGGACACACCGGTCAGGCCGTCGGAGTCGTCGAGCACGCTCGAGACGACGCTCGAGGTCTCATCGCCACGATGCGACTCTCCGACACCGCTCTCGCCCGGGACCTCTACGTCCTCGCCCGGGACGGTGCTCTCGGAGCATCCCTCGGGTTCGATGCGTCTCACGAGGACGCATCCCTCGACCGTGCCGGGATCGTCACCCGGTCACGCGCCACACCGCGCGAGTTGTCACTCACCCCGCTCCCCGCTTATGAGGACGCTCGTGTCCTCGCAACCCGAGAGGCTCCGACCATGCCCGATTTCACGTTCGACTCACCGTCGGCCGTCACCGTGACGAGTGAGGCCGACCCGTCGGTCCCCGAGTCCGGTCCCGTCACCGACTCCGCTCCGGCCACCGAGACGCGGTCCGCACCTGCTCGACGCGCTGCTCCGGTCGTCAACTACGCGACCACGGCCGACGTCGAGGCTCTCGCCGCTCGCATCGACGCGACCCGGTCGGCACCCTCGACCCCGTCCGCGCACCCGCTCTCCCGTTTCGGATCCTTCGGAGAGTATGCGTCCGCGGTGTTCCGCGGCGACGCGTCCGACCTCGAGGTCCGCGCTCTCACCGATCAGGTCCCCGGCAATAACCCGGGAGTCATGCCTCCGTCGTGGCTGTCCGACGTCCGAGGGATCGTCGCTCGCTCGCGCTCGCTCATCGAGGGCACCGGTGGCGCGATGATGCCGGGAGAGACCGGTCTCTCGATCGAGTGGCCCTATTTCGACGGAGACCTCGCGGCACTCGTCGGGATTCAGTCCGCTCCCAAGACTCAGGTCACGAGCGTCGCGGTCGACATCGAAAAGGGCACCGCGTCCCTCGTCACCTATGCCGGTGGGTCGGACCTCGCGTACCAACTCATCGAGCGATCGTCCCCGGCGTACCTCGACGCGTACCTCCGCATCATGGCCGCGGCGTACGGAGTCGTCACGGAGTCGGCCTACGCGACGCGTCTCGCCACCGGTGGGACCGCGGTCTCCGGTGCGTCCGTCGCAACGCTCTACACCGACGTCGTCGAGGCAGCGTCCGACGTCGCGGACGCGACCGGTAACGCTCCCTCAGTCATCGGTATCGCGGCGAACCTCTGGCCGTCGATCGCCGGAGCCATCGACTCCGACGGCCGTCCGCTCTACCCGTTCTCCGGTCCGATGAACGCACCCGGCTCCCCGATCGGTGTCGGAGCGGTCGGAGGTATCACGATCGCCGGTATCCGCGCGGTCCGCTCCATCGGTCTCCCCGATGACACCGTCGTCGTGACCAATGGCGACGCGGCACGGTGGACCGAGGACGGACCTCGTACCGTCGCGGCCGAGAATGTCGCGCTACTCGGTCGAGACGTCGCGGTCTACGGATACGCGACTACGGCTCTGTTCATCCCTCAGGGTGTGCGGGTCCTCGACCTCACCCCGTAGTCGTCGAGCGGGGACCGTGCGTCCCCCGTCGCGGTCCCCGCTCGATTCCCTGCTCTGAAAGGCCGTCACCGTGACCGACATTCCGACACGCGACGACCTCATCGCGTACCTCGGGACGGGATACGTCGACCCGGGTCAACCTCTCGACGACGCGCTCTCCGCGGCGATCGCATCCCAAGAGTCCCGGTGTGTCATCGACCCCTACACCGACCCTCTGCGGACCGCGTGTCTCCGTCGTGCCGCGGCGATCCTCGCGGCGACTAACGCGCCTCTAGGGATCACCGACCTAGGGGACCTCGGGTCCTCGCTCACCATTCCCCGGTGGGATGCGATCACCGAGTCCCTCGAGGCTCCCTACCTACGGCCGAGGTTCGCATGAGCACACGCGACCGACTCGTCGCGTACGCGACCGCGCTCTCGACCGCACTCGACCTCCCGGTCTACGCCGAACCCGGCGCACCCGGCCGCGGGGACCTCTACGCATACCTCGAGCCTCCGACCGTGCTCTACGAGTCGGCCGCTCGTACATTCTGTCCCCGAGGCGTGTCCCCGAGGCTCGACACCTCGGTCGTGCTCGTCGGATCCGGCACGGCACCGGGTCAACTACTCGCGCTCTACGACGCACTCGACCGACTCGTCGAGGTCGTCGACACCGTCGGAGGGTTCGCACCGTCTGCGGACGCGACCCCCGGCGACTATGCGGGGACCCCGGCGTACGTCATCCCCGTCCGCACCTACTAACGAAAGAGGTTCCACTATGTCCGGTGTCGGACACGTCCGTCGCTCCATCGTCCTCGACCTCGACGGCTCAACGTACGAGTGCGAGGTAACTAACGTCACCCTCACACCGTCGACGTCGACCGCGACCGCGACCGCGCTATGCGCGGACGGTGTGATTCAGGACGTCGGTGTCCCGGTGTGGACTCTCGACGTCGCCTACCTCGTCGACCATAACGTCGGATCGTTCTACCGATTCCTACTCGGGAACGTCGGAGCGACCGTCGGATACACCTACGAGCCAGACCCGATCACGGCTCCCGGTGTCACCTACTCCGGCACTCTGACAGTCGTCCCCGGTCCGGCCGGTGGCGAGTCCGGGTCATTCGAGTCCGGCAACGTCACGCTCCCGGTCAACGGCGAACCCGTCATCACCGACCCGATCGTCCCCTAGTCATGGGTGACCCGTTCCTCGACATACGCGACGCTCCGGCCGAGTTCCGACTAGCGGCGATCGCCGCGGCCGGACTGACCCCGGAGTTGCGCAAGGCGCTGAACACGCGCGTCCGAGGCCGGGTCATCCCTCGAGCGGTCCGCGCATACTCGACGGCACCGGGAGCCTCCGAGACCGGAAACAGGCTCCCGTACGTCGTCGCGCGGTCGGTCAAGGTGACGCAGAAACAGGGTGTGATTACCGGTCTACGTTTCGGGTCTGCTCGACGTCTCAAGGGTGGAGCGTCCATCAACGACCTACTCCGTCCGGTCGAGTTCGGGTCTCGCGGGTCTGCTAAGAGCGTGTACCTCCGCGTCGCGGCCGGAGCGTCCGGTCCGACTCGAGTCCGACGTCGGACTAAGCGTGCGTTCGTCCCTAAGCGTCCCCGCGGTCGAGTGATTTATCCGACGACGTACGACCGCGTCGCGCCTATGGTTCTGACGGAGTGGACTCAGGTCGTGTGGGAGTTCACTCGGGAGGGTCTGAACAGTGGCCGGTAACCCGACGATCGTCGTACGCATCGCGTCGAACGTCCGCGAGTTTCTCAAGGGCACCGACCAAGTCGAGAGGGCACTCGACGACCTCGGGGACGAGTCCGGGGACCTCTCGCGCGAGGTCGAACGTGACACGCGTCGTATGGAGGACGCATTCCGCGACGCTGCTCGCTCTATCGACAAGTCATCGAAAAAGGCCGAGAGGTCGGTCCGCGAGGGATTCGCAGACCCCGCGGTCGAGTCCGGTAAAGAGGCCGGGACCGAGGTCGGGTCGGAGTTCGCGTCGAACCTCGGAGAGTCCCTCGCGTCCGGAGACCTCACCGGACTAGGTCGAGACACCGCGGCCGGACTCGTGTCCGGGTTCGCCGGTATCGGTGGGACCGTCGGTATCGGTCTCGCGGCCGTCGCTGCTAGTGCCGCGGGTCTATTCGCCGGTATCACGGCCAAGGCCGAAGAATCGAAAGAGCGTGTCGAGGGACTGTTTCAGTCGCTCATCGGTGGCGACGCTATTGCGTCGGAGGCGCTGAAAGAGTCTCAGGCGCTCGCCTACCTCGAGTCCCTCGGGGACGGTGCCGACCAAGTCCTCGACGCGTACGAGCGGATCGGGGTCTCACTCCCCGACGTCGTGGCCGCTCTCTCGGGGGACGAGGCCGCTCGAGCACGGATCGCAGAGGCGACCGATAAGGCGACCGATTCTCTGTTCGCTCAAGAGGACGCCGCGACTCAGGCCGGAGACGCGCTCACACTCGGAGCCGCGTCCGTCGACCTGCTCGCTGCTGCTAATCGCACCGGCCGCACCGACACCGAGTTAGCGACCGCGGCCGTCCTCGGTAATCGTGACGCGTTTCAGTCACTCAATACCGAGTTAGACCGGGCGATCGAAAAGTCGGAGAGGTACTACCGACTCACCGGTAACGCTCGACCGGTACAACTCACCGCGGACGGTGTCCCCGTCAGTATCGCGCGACCGGGTGGAGGGAGACGCACTCCGTGATTGGACTCACCGTCGAGGCTGACCCCTCGACCTATTCCGCGGTCCTCCGCGTCACCGGTCAGACCGGTAACGTGACACTGAGGGCCGAACCCGACGGAGCCGCACCGTATGAGGTGCGGGTCCGCGGCACCGATAACCCGACCGCGACCGGACCCGTCGTCGACTACGAGGTCCCCTTCGGTCGTCGAGTGGTCTACTCCGCTCAGGACTCGACCGGGACCGCGTACGCGACCCTCGAGGATGCCGGGGTCGACGTGGTCGTCCTCTCGTCGACGAGGTACACCGACCGGACCCTCGAGGTGACCGTCCTCCGTGACGACCCGCACGAGTGGGAGGCCCGGTCCGCGTGGTTCGACGTCATCGGCCGGGAGGACCCGCTCGTAGCGGTCGACGTCGGCCGCTATCGCTCCGGGGACCTCGAGGTCTACGTCCGTCGACGTGACGACCGCGCGTCGCTGCTCATGCTGCTACTCGCGGGGGACCCTCTGCTCCTACGCGCTCCGTGTCCCGACGTCATCGACGACGCGATCCTTCTACCGCTCCGGACGTCGGAGTCTCCGCACCTCGACAACTACGGCGGCCGGGTGTGGACCGTGCGGTATCAGGCCGTGACGCGCGTCGTGTCCCCGTATGCCGGACTATCCGCGTGGACCTATGCCGACCTCGAGGCCGACCTCGATACCTACGCGCTCGTCCTCGAGTGGTTCGCTACCTACTCGACGCTCGCGGCCGGTGTCCGGATCCCCGCTCCGGTCGAGACGCTCCCCGGTGCGTCGTGGTCGGTGGTCTCGTGAGTCTCTACGTCCCCGAGTGGGTGCGAGGTGCGATCACCGATACGCACTCCGCGGAGTGGACCGCGACGCTATGGCCGGTCAACGGCGACGGACCGATCACGCTACCGATCACGGCCGGGAGTCTCCGGCAGGATGCGGACGCGTGGCCGAGGTGGACCGCGGACGTCTCCCTCGGGGACCTCAACCTCGCTCCGTCCGGACTCGACTCCGCGGTCCTCCCCTTCGGTGCTCGACTGACCCTCGACTACACGATCGCTAACTCGAGCGGGGACGAGTTCACCCTCCGACCTGCTCCGGTGCTGCTCGTCGACACCGTCGACGTCGGCCGCGGACGCTCCGTCGGAATGACGATCACCGCATCGGACCCCTCTCTCGCCATTTCGACCGATGCGTACGCGGTCCCCTCGAGCCTCCCGTCGACGGTCCGCACCGTCTCCCCGGCGATCGCTTACCTCATCCGTCGGACATTCCCGTCGGCCGTCATCGACGACCGCGTCAACTCGACCGCGTACGTCGGGAACGGATTCTCAGTCGACGGCGACCCGTGGTCGAGTATCGAGTCCCTCGCGGACTCCATCGGTGCCGACTGTTACGTCGACACCGCGGACCGTTTCGTCATCGCCCCGGGACCTGCTATCGGCACACCGACGGACAGGCTCGCCACCGGACCCGGAGGGACCGTCGTCGGCACCCGCTCGAGGGTGCTCCGGGGATACAACCGCATCGCGCTCGTGTTCCGCGACGCTGCGGGTCGAGTGGTCGTCGGCCGGTGGGCCGATACCTCCGGAGGTCCCCTCGACGTCGGAGGTCCCTACGGCCGCGTGACCTACGTCGAGTCCCGGGACCGTGAGGCGACACCGACCGAGGCGAACCTCGCCGCGGAGAGGCTCGCGCGTCGCTACGCGGGGAAGGTGCGCGACGTCGAGGTCGAGGCCGTCGGTGCTCCGTGGATCCTCGCGGGGGACACCGTCGAGGTCGTCCTCCCGAACGGCTCCGACTCTCTCATCGTCACGAGCGTCGAACACGACCTCACCGGGACCGGTCCCTCGCGGTACGTTTTCCGCACCGATACGGTCGGTCCGGCATGAGGTCCCGTTTCGCTCGAGTGCTCGCCGGACGCGTGTCGGCCGTCCTCGGGTCGTCGGTCACTGTTCACCTATGGGACGACCCCGACACCTCTGAGGTGCTCGAGGTCGACGTCCCTCTCGCTCCGTCCGTCGGACTCGGAGGGACCGCGTACGTCTCGGTCACCGATGACGGCTCCGTCGTCCTCGGGTCACCCTTCGGAGGATCCGGTCAGGGTGTCTGGGAGTACCGGGGGACCGTCGTCACTACCGACCCGGGTCCCGGTGGTCTCACGATCAAGGGCACCGGCACGGCTCGAGAGTTCGCGGTCTCCAATACAGACGCGGAGGGTTTCCCCCGTAACCTCGGAGCGGTGCTCCCGGGCGATAACGTCACGCTCACCGACGACCCCGAGACCCCTCCGGTGTCCGGGTTCGCCCGGTACGTCATCACCGGGGACCCGGTGTCGCACGGCTCGTGGACGTATTTCACCGGCACCCGCACCGACTCGAGCGGGTCCGCGTCACCTCCCCCGGTCGGGACCCGGCTCCGGGTCATCGCCACGAGTGGGGGAGGCGGCGGCGGAGGCCCGTACGTCGTACGGTTCGACACCTATCAGCAACTCATCGACGGAATAGTCATCGGAGGCTAATGATGCCCAAGACCCCGCGCGGGTTCAGTTTCCCCGCACCGACCGCACGACCGAACGTCCCCGCGGACCTCGAGGCGCTCGCGCTCGACGTCGACTCGATGACCCGTCGCACGGTGTCCGGGTCGCTTGCTCTGGCACTCTCGGGGACCAATACGGCCGCGCTCACCGTGCCGGTCCCTCCGGCTGTTCAGGCATGGCCGAGTGGCTACATCGTCACGGCGATCGCTCGACAGACCTCCGGTAACTACGTCGCGGCGATCACTCAACGCGACGCGACCGAGTGGCGCGTACGCGTGAGTCACCTCACCGGCGCTAACGCGACCCTCACCGTGAACGTCGACTACACGATCACCGAGGTATGACGAGTCCCCGGAGCGTCGACGAGGCGCTCTCATGGATGCGACGTCAACACGACGCGGGAGTCCGCGGGTGGTCGGGTCTCTGCCTCCGCGCGTCGCGTATGTCCTACGGACTCCCGGGCGGGTGGCCGGACGCTAACGCGTGGTGGAGGGCCGTCCCCTCGGGTCACCGTTTCGCGTGGTCGACTCGACCTCCGGCCGGTGCCGCGGTCTATTGGCGCACCTCATCCCCGCACGGTCACATCGCCATTAGCGACGGCCGCGGCGGAGTGTGGGGGACCGACCTACCCGTCGCGGACCGTATCGGCCTCGTACCGATCGGGGACGTTTCCCGTCGGTGGCGTGGTGCGGTCGAGGTCGGGTGGTCCGATTGGCTCAATGGCGCATTTCTGCCCCTCAACTCATCCCCCACAACCCCCGGAGGTCCTCCTATGTCCGCATCCCCCGATGACATCGCACGCGCGGTCTGGGAGTTACAACTCCCGAACGCGGCCGGGACCGCATCGTTCCGCGCTCGTACCCTGCTCGCCCGGGGAGAGGCCGTCGCGGTCTGGGATCACGCGATTCCCGAGACGTACGGCACCGGCCAACCCTCGCAGACCGCTCGACGTACCCTCCGCGACGTCGCTCGCAACGTCGCCGCACCCTCGAGGTCGTCGGCCTACCTGCTCGACGACGGCACGGAGCGGACCCTCACCGATGCGGACGTCGAGGCGCTCGCCTACCGCGTCGCGGGTTTCATGCGTGACGGAGACCTCCCTCCCGAGGTGGCCGAGTGAGAGGCCGCGTCGCGTGGTCCCTCTCCGTCGGTGTCGCGCTGTTCATCGTCCTACTCGGTGCCGCGGTCCTCTACTCGACCGTCGACGATGCGTCCGAGGTCACGGCCGAGGCCGCGGGTCTCGTGTCGGCCGTGGTCGGAGGCGTGGTCGGTGCTCTCGCGGTGTACCTCGGAGGGTCCGACGCGGACCTCGAGGTCGAGGACAAGGGTGTCGGGTCGAGTCCTCCCCCGGCGCTCCCGACTGAGGACGAGACACGCGGTCCGGAGGACTCCGTCGTCCTCGACGTATGACCGGGTGTAGTCTCATGGCGTCCGGTCATAAGAGTGGCCGGACCTCGCCACTACGAGAGGCCCGACCATGAGCGACGTTACACGACCCCGCATCGACCGCGGACTGTCCACGATCCTCCGACCTAACTCGGACGGCTCCTGGGCCGTCATCCTCGACGACGGACGGAGCGTCGCCTACCTCGGAGACGTCGTCCGCGTCGTCGAGGGACCTCAGGACTCCCGACGTCGTGCCGGGACCCGGTGGCTCGCGTACCGCACCGACGGCACCTCGACCCTCCGGCTCGTCGTGCCTCCCGGTCACTCCGACGGTCACCGCTCCCGCGCTCTCGCGGTCGCTGCTCTCACCCGGATCCCCGCATGACCGGGGACCGGTGCGACTACGCGACCCTCGGACCCGACTCCCCGGAGTGGCTCCGGTGTATCGCCCCGTCGACGACCGTGGTCGACGTCATGGGAGACACCGTCCGCGTGTGCCGGGACCACGTCGCTCGACTCGACGTCCTCGTCAGGCTCATCGACGTCGACGTCGAGGACACGCTCGACGCGACGCGCTACGACCCGTCCGGCCTCGACGAGTTCGCCCCGGAGCGTCACGTCTCGTGTCCCCCGAACGCTCACCACGGAGGGACGATCGCCTACACGTCGCCGGACGCTCTGTCCCGGTGCCCGGTCTGCGGTCGGGTGAACGCATGAGCGACCCGACGCTCCCCTACCCCGAACCCGGGGGACAGACGTACACCTCCGGCCATAACCCGGCCGAGACCTCTACCTCGAGGGCACTCGACGAGGCCGCGGACGGCACCTCGAGTCGTCGAGCGGACGAGGTTGCGTGGCTCGTACACCTCGAGGGACCGCACGGTCTCACCTGCTCCGAGGTCGTAGCGCGGACCAACCTCCACCACGGTCAGGCGTCCGGTGCTCTGTCCAACCTCCACAAGGCGCACCGGCTCGAGCGACTCGTCGAGACTCGAGGTCGAGGTCACGTCTACGTCTCGCCCGGTATGGCTCACGGCCGGGACCTCGCTCCGTTCCGAGGCTACGAGCGGTCCGGGGCGTCGACGTCGAGGCTCGTCGAGTACCTCCGAGACCTCGAGTCCACCGGAGTCGACGTCGTGTCTATCGACGTGGTTCTCGACCTGCTCCGGGGCGACTCGTGACGCGGCGCAAGTCGACGAGGCCGCTCATGGCGCTCTACCTCGCGGTCGACCGCGGCCGGGTCTCGTGTCACCTCGTCGACTCCCGTCGCATGGTGGCACTCTGCGGACTCGAGGTCCCTCGAGGTGCCGACCCGGTGCCGGACGGAGAGGGCCGGGTCACCTGCTCATCGTGTGCGCGTCTCGCGCGGTACGTCCGACAATGGCGCACCTCGTGACCGATGACGAGCGTCCGCTCTCGTGGCGCTGCTCCGTCTGCGGTGCCGGAGGTCCGGCATGGACTCGACGTCTCGCGTACGAGGCGCTCGCCGCTCACTACGCGGAGGCGCATACATGACGAGACGTGGTCGAGGTCGACGCACCCGCGTCGAAACGTGGTCGGGACCTCGACGAGAGGACGACCCGACGTGGATCCGAGAGAGGGACGAGAGGCTCGCAGAGGCCTCGAGAGAGGCCGAGAGGGTCAGAGCCGCGAGAGAGCGGTGGAGGGCACGAGAGGCCGCACGAAAGGCCGCACGGAGTAACTAGGCACGGCACGACCCGACCGGGAGCGGATCCTCCCGGCATGGACGACTACCGACCCGCTGACGTCGCGTCCGTGATAGCCCGTTAGAGGGGCGGACGTCGTCATGCCCCGAACCTCAGAGCGTGTCGGTCAAGGCGTACCCGGGCGACTCTCACGCGCTAACGCGCGACGGTCTGAGGTACACCCCGGTCACGACGGCTCCGGCCGTGGACAGTCACCTACACCGCACCGCGACAGCGACGGCATAGGCAGAGGTCCCCTACCGATTGGGGGACCCCTGCCCGCTCGCTCCGGCTCCGGCATGTATCGACCTACACTCGAGACATGCCGAGCCGAGAGAGGGACCGAGGCCAGAGGTGGAAGCGACTAAGAGCCGCGGTGCTCAGACGCGACGGACACCGGTGCGCGTGGTGCGGTGGTCGAGCAACTCACGCGGACCACGTCATCCCCCGATCACTCG